TTAAGGAGATTATGCGACCAGAGGATTACTTTGCATGGAAAATTAACAAAGGTTTTGATATGCACTAAATCGTAGGCAATAAAAAGCCCTACTTAGGATTGACCTAGGTAGGGCTTTTTTGTGCTTAAGTTTATTGCTGGTATCTTTCTCTTTCTGGGTCATAATCAAAGAGGCCGTTACCTATAATAGCACTCTGACCTAACATTTTAGGTACTTGAGCAGCTACTTGCATACGACTTACACCTTGTTGTGTGTAGGCATCTAACATTTCATCAGTAACCTTACCTGATTGATTTGGATTTAATGAAGTCACAGCCCCTTCTGTGTCAGCTTTTTTAACAACAGGCGCTCTTAAATCAGAAAAGATTGGAGGTGTTATTGACATTTCTCCATTAGGTAAAGCTTTATCTAACACCTTACCAAGCACAGGGACTTTCTCAAGAAAGTCATGTACGTCAGATACAAAAGACATAGCTCTTTGGTTTGGTAGTATTTTAGTCATTACGTTAATACCTCCTTCAACTACAGCATCACCTACGTGAGAAGAGGACAACCATAAGCCATTAAGTGCAACGTCCTCAGCGCTTTTATTAAGGAGTACAACACCTGAGGGAAAGTCTTCTTTAGATAAAGACTTTAAATGGTTATATATCTCCATAGGGTCAGTAATACCATCAGATTCGTAAAGATTCCTCATGTACTTATGAACTTTATTTTTGTTTTTTATAGCATCACTATTATGATTACCACCAATACCTGTGTTTTTCTTAACTACAAGCTTATTGCCTTTGTTTACAGGCATACCCCATATTTTCTGGGCCTGTTCATAAACAAAAGATAAGTCTGCATCAGAAGCTGCTAAGTTAGTTCTAATTTCTTGACCATTAGAATCTTTAGTTACAATAGTATTCTGTTGTTTCTTAGCAGAGTCAATGTAGTTTTTCTTGGTTAAAGGCTGCATACCGCCCCAAGACACAGACTCAAGAACATCATCCATAGCTTTAGAAACTTCACCTTTAAAACCTGTCTGAGCTGTAATATATTTGTTGTACATTATTTGAGCAACAGCTTTTTCTTTGTGCCTGTTAGCAACCCTAGTATCACCACGTTTTCTAGCTGCCGCTTCTAAGGCTCTTTCTTTCTTGACAATAGCCTGTGAAGAACTATTGATACCATGCTTATCATATAAAGCCCTAGCTTTTGGGTTAAATATTGAGTTAATACCTCCCACTACACCATTAACAGCCCATTTACTAGCTCCTGTAAGCTTTTGTGCTAAGTGAAATGCTTCTTTTTCGGTCTTGACACCTTTAACTTTGTATTGAAGTAATTTATCAGTTAAACCTTTAAACTCCTTAGGCATGTCTTTTAAGTTTTTAACGGAAGGTGTGTAATGGTTAGGTATGTAATTAGAGGCAGCACTTAAGGCTCTTTTAACAGGTTCAAGTAATGCCTTAGGTAGCCCTAGTTCTGCTATACCCATACCTGCTTCTATGTTACGAGCTATACGTGGATTAGCTGCTAGGTACTCTAAGCCTTGTTTAGCTAGTGTAGTATCTAATGTAGCTTCTACACCGCTTTGCATAAGATCGCCAGCAGTTTTAGTTACCCAATCAGGTAGAACTATATTAACACCTGCACCTATAGCCGCACCTACCATTTCCCCTGTATCGCCAGCGGCTCTTAATGATAACTCAGCTAAGTTTATATCACCAGCCTCATAAGACCTATTATCATTCTGCAAGCTTTCTACACTATCCTTACCAGCCTCATAAACTTTATTACCTTCTCTAACTACTTTCTCAGAAGCACCATGAATAGGAGAGTAATCAGCCACCCTTGAGTTAAAAGCACCTTTCTCCTGTAACCAAGGTACAGCACCAGCAACTGCATTAGCTATCGTATACTTACCATCCATCAGATTAGATAACATTCCCATAATTATTTCTCTTCGTTTTCAGTAGCTACAGTCTCAGAAAGTAACTGTAGTAACGTAGCTCTATCACCACGCATAAGGGCTATTTCAATAGGGTCTGTTGCACTTTTTATTGCTTTACTCATACCTATTATAGCTTGCCCTGCTCTCTTACGAACTGTAGGGTTTCTTAGTACATCAACAGCCGTCTTAATGCCAAACAGACCACCAGCAGCAGTAAGACCAACTTGACCCATAAGAGTACCAGCAGCAGTACCAGCTAACGCACCTGTAAAGTACAATCCACTAGCTGTTGTAGGTAACTTAATGCCTAACTTTTCAATGTAATAACCTTTATTAAGACGTTTAAAAAGACTTGTGGTATTATCATCATATTTAGGCCTAATCATTTCATCGGCTCTTTTTAAAGAAGACACACGTAGACGTAATCGTTTAGTAGGCGCATCAGGAACTATAGCATCTAGTTCAGAGTTTAAAGTATTACGTACATTAGCTATGACACGCTCCAATGATGTTCTAGCAGGTGTATCTAACTCAGCAAGTTTTACCTTGTTCGTAACCCAGTCATCAAACTCACGCCTAAGTTCTAATAAACCTAAAGCATCGTTGTTTGACCGAGCTACCATAGTTCCCATGTGTTCAATTAAAGCAGGAACACCAGCAGCACTACCAGAAGCAGCCCTAAACTCTGTGCTTTCTATTAAATCATCAACGTGACCACCTACTACAGCATTAAGATTATCACGTGAATATCGTGGATTACCTGCATCTATAATAACTTTATTTAAACGATTGGATAATGTCTCGTACTGTTTTTGTATTTTAGCCCTATTAACTACTGGTGTAGCCGCAGGGTTTAAGTCAGGTATCAACGTCACTTCATGTATAGCTTGTTGTTCTAAAACATCAGGTATAAAAGCAGCTTTACCGCTACCATCGTCACCCCACTTAGTAGGATTGTTTACTGAATCAGGTTTAGCAGGAGCTAACATGTCCTGTATAAACGCCCTACGTTGTACCTTAGCGCCTTGTGCGCCTGATAGCACTATACGTGTACCACTCCTACGTGCTGCCGCAGATAGATTAGTACGATCAAGAACCATTCCTGTAGTAGCTATAGCATCTTCGGTAAGCTTTGCTCTCTCAGGGTTCTTTTTCTTCCATGACATATAAGGTTCTACTAAACCTTCCTCTAGCCAGCCCGTAGCTTTTTTGTACCAATCCTGTCTTGATATGTCATAGTAAGCCCCTTTCATTGCTTCCATTGTAGTAGTTTCTATATCATCAGGTATAATATTACTAAGGGTCTGACCACCTGCTTTCAGTGTATTTTTAAAAACACTATCCATTAAAGGAACAACAGTTTTACCTACTTGATTAACAAGCCACTCATCTGGCCCCCATGCTTTAGTCTCTTTGTATGTTCCTTCTGTTCCTACTCTAGCTAAGGGTAACGTAGGGACACTAACAAAGCTTCCCTTCTCTGCTAAAGCTTCATTAGTTGCTTGAAAGTTTTCTACTGCCTGTTCATTAGCTTCTTTGTTGCTATACACTAACGGAAGAATAATATCCTTTGCAGAAGTTTCCTCAGGTGTATAAGCAATAACTTGACGCTTTAACTCAGCACGACCTTTTGCCGCATTAGTCGCAAGTGAGTTAGCGTCATTCATTAAACTTGCAGCTTCGTTAGGGTCTACCAGTTTCATCTTTAAAGAAGCTTTACGTTGCTCTATTGCTAAATCTTCCATACCAGAAAACTGACTTTCATATGTACTTATCTGTTGATTAGTAAGCATCTGTTCTGACCTCCTCTAAAAACCTCGAATCTACTAGATTATCTAAAGCATTACCATCTTGACCCATGCCATTAGTCACTTGACCATTAGCATCAACTACAGCTACGCCAGCAGCTAAAGCAGAAATCTCTCCCACTGTCTTAGGTGTAAACCTGTTATCATCACGCCAGTTTTGTTGCTCTGCCTTATAAGCTTGAGGAGTTGGGTAACCATCTTGAGCATCAAACCACTTGCCCATGTGTAAAGATTCACCCTGCTCAAACTCTACAGCTTGACTAGCTAAGTCAAGTATTAAGCGGTTACCTAGTTCAGTGTTACCTAAGCCCATTGCAGCAGCCTCAAACTTTTGCATCTCTGCGTTAGAGATAGCACCTTTGGTTTGTGCAATGTACTTAAGCACAAAGCTCATGGCATTAGAACGGAAAGACTCACTAGCAGCAGCGCCATACACATCAGCAGGAGCGCCTATAGCCATTAGAACTTTCTGTAATCCATAGTAACCTGCTGAACCAGTGCCTGTATAAAGGTCACCTGAGTCAAGAAGTTGAAGAGAACTTTGTATTAAACGCTTTGTAGGTTCTGATTGCTCAAGCTTAGTAGAGGCCGTTGTCAACAACTGTCCCATTGTTTTTGCTTGTTCTTTACCCATCTGCTTTTGATAAGAGTCTTCACCAGCACCAAAGAGGACTTTTGCTGCTCTTAGTTCTTCTTCCGCTTTAGCAGGACTTAGGTACGTAGGGTCACTAGGGTCTAGCTGAGAACGATTAGTTATTGTCTTACTTATTGTACTTAACCGAGTCCAGTTTAAGTCTGCTGCTGTAGGGTCACTACCTTCTTTAGCATTTCTTTCAAGTTTAAGTTGCTCGTAGGCAGCTTCTATTGCAAGAGGGTCACCAGCACGTACACTTTCAGAAATTTTAGGCATTACGCTCATAACACGATCAGCTAATCTATTATTGTTTTGTTTTTGTACTTTTAACTTTTTATCAGCAGCTATTTGATCTTGCTCTGCTTTTAATGTCGCAGCTTCTTCCACTAACGTAGTTTTAGCCTTACCTGCAACAAAATTGGCTTCTTGATAAAAACCTGCTTGTACAAGCCTTTCTGCCAATGCCTTTTGCTCGGCTCCTGTTCCTGTAGCAGAAGAGGCATAATCTTTTTGCATTGATTCTTGTGCGGCTAAAGAAGCTCTACGTTCATTTAGCTGATCGTCTGCACCACTCATAGAGTCACCTAAGGCACGACCTAAGGAAGAACCTAAGAAACTTACAGCTTTAGCTTTAGCAGGGTCACGTGCGCCTTGAGCAGCATTATTCATTAATGTTTGTTGTAAGTCAGTAGCACTTTTGTTACGTTGTGCTAATAAATCATCAACGGAAGTTTGTTCTGTAAATAAACCTTGTTGTGCCATGTTATGAACCTCCAAATAAACCTGATAACCAACCACTACCGCCTGACGTTCCTAAGAATGAGGAACCTAAGCTAGTAAGACCTGATAGCCAAGGGTCAGGTTGATAATTATAGTCGTTAGCTTGAGCTTGTCCTGTGATACGTGCGGTATCGGCATTATACCTACCTAATTCATAAGTCTGATCTAAGGCTTGTTGCTGACGACCTTGTGTAAGTAATTCTGCTCTCATTTGAGGTTCTATCATACTACCTGTCAACATACTTTGACCAGTACCCATAAGGTTAGTATAACGCTGTTGGTCAGTCATTTGATTAGTATTGAATTGATTTAAGTCAAGACCTGCACGTTGAGTTTCTTGAGCAAAAGCATCTTGGGTAGATTGTGCTGATAGACCTGCTAATGCTTGAGATTGTGCAGCGTTCATACCAAACATATCAGGATTCATCATGCCTGAGTTTTCACCAGCACCTAAGCCCTCACCAGATAACTGTAGACCTATACGACCTAAGCCTTGCATCTGTTCTAAGTTCTTAGCACGTTGTTGTGCAAAGGCTGGCTCAAGTAATGAGGAACGCTCAGTAAATAAGTCTCGACCTGCCTGTTGCGGGTCAAAGTTATAATTAAATTGGTCAGCAGACTGTAGTGCATCCTGACCCGCTACGTTAAACATTCCTTGACCTTGCTGCGCCATGTCACTTAAGCCAGCGTAAGGGTCTGAATTACCTGTACCTGATCTAAAGGTAATAGGCTTGAATGTGCCTCCTGTTGGCTGGTAGTCTCTTCCCGTACCCATGCCAATGTCTGGCAGTTGACCACCCACAAAAGAGTTCATCATGTTACCTCCTCCTCCTCCTCCTCCCATCATACCACTTGATTGTGCTAGTGAAGATTTCATTTCCATAGGCAATCCAGCCCACTGCGATTCAGATATGTTCTCAGGACGCATAGCGTTTAACTGAGCTTCGTTAGGACGGCCTTGACCACCCCCTATGTAAGCGTTAGGTAATTGTTCATCTAATTGAGATTGGCGAGACATACTTACTTTTTGTGCCTCTGTCATAGTATTCCAAGGGTTGGTAGGGTCACGTGAAGCTTCTTTAGCATTATCTTGATACGTGTCCCTTGATCTTGTGTTCATACCAAGAATATTTTCGTTTACAAATGCTTTGGCAAAAATAGACGCAGGGTTAGTAGCCATTGCCATCCAACCAGCCGCAGTATTGGGCATTTGAGGGCTAAAGTCTTGACCTAACGCCATAGCCTGTGATAGTGACTGCTGTGGGTAATTACCTCCATACGTACCTTTTTCATAGACAGGTACACCATTAACAGTTGGTTGTCCTAAGCCTCCTGTAAACCCTGTATTCTCTGTTCCCATTGTAGTTTTTATAGGGTTTAGAGCGTTCTGTTGTTGTGCGTAAGCAAGTCGTTGTGCTTGTTGCCTAGCGGCCTCTTGTTTTTGACCTAAAGCTACCCTAGCTGCTTCTAACTGTGCTGCTGCTGCTTGTCCATCACCATTACCTTGATCATTATTATTCCTACCTCCATTGTATTCGTTAACACGTGACTGCGTACTCTTGTTACCATATCCGTCATCTATACTAGGCATTACGCTGTCCTCTTCCAAAAGTATACGACAATATACGGCTGTACAATGTCATGTGAGTGGGCTGCTCCACCACCTTCATAGTCTAGCTCAGTTTGCCTAGGGTATGAAGTAGGTTGTCCTGCTGCAACAGAATCTGACGAACCATCAGGATTACCATTACCTTGTACACCTGTGTAGCCATGAACGTGACTAGGTATTTCGTTTAGTGTAAGAGTATGTGAATCAGTCTTAGCACCGCCTGTCTCTTCTACTGTGTTAAAGTCACTGTCACTTGCATTGATACCAACTAAGACACGACCAGAACCAAAGGCTACCCAAGTACCTAAGCCTAACAAGCTGTTTGGGTTAGTAGCAACTACTGAGGTGTACACAGAGCCTACAGGATATGCTGCGGCATTTATAGTAGCTGCTGTGGGCGTAGCGGCCTGTACAAAGGCTGTAGTAGCCAACTGTGTAGTATTAGTGCCTGAGGAGGCCGTAGGAGCCGCAGGGACGCCTGTGAACGTAGGGGCATCTATTGGTGCCTTAGTAGCCACACCAGCCACTATAGCAGCCTGTGTGAACGCTGTGGTAGCTACCTGTGTGCTGTTTGTTGCTGTAGCAGGTGTAGGTGCTGCTGGAATACCTGTGAACGTAGGCGCACTTAAATTAGATTTAGTAGCTACGGCTGTAGCAATGTTTGTAAACTCGTCATCAATCTCAGTACCACTTACAGTCTTGAGTGCGTTACCTGTAGGTAAAGCGTCCTTTGATGCAAAGTTAGTTGCTTTAGTATAATTAGACATATTTAAAGTACCTTACCTTGTTTGGCATATAATGAAATTTTCTGTAATGACATAGGTGCGCCACTTATATCAGTAGTAAAACCTATCTGTATAATGTCACCTGCGCCTTGTGTTGATGCTTTTTGTTCGTCTATTAGAACTGACCCAGAATACTTACCTATGCCATACTCGGTTATACCATATTCAAATACTGTTCCTGTATCTAAAGTAAATGTATAACTAAAATATACTGGGCTATAATCATAACCAATCTTTAATGCAAAGGTTTGGCCTGTAGCACCTACTGTAGTGGCTGATAACTTCTTTACTATTTTAGAAACATTAGCCATACCTAGATCAAAGAATCTGCTGTAGTAAGCCATTTCATATTTAGAACCATCATCCTGATAACCTTTGTACTCTGCTATTCCGTTAGCCTCTGCAAAATACAAAGTAGAGTCTATAGACAAGAATCCTTTAGGCGATACAGAGGGCCAGATAGTTGCTCTGAATGACCCATCCTCTAAAGGCGTCCTAGTGTCAAACACAAAAGTCTGTTGTGACGTAGGGAAAGTTATAAGGTAGAAAGCATTAGTAGGTGAGTATGTTGACTTAATTAAATTAATGTTCTCAGAGTTAATAGCCTGTATTACATCATCACGTACATTCTTAGAGATGTCTCTCATAGGCTGAGATTTCTCTTGTATGGTACGACTTAATGAACGTATACCAGTGTTACTTAAGAACAATATGTCTTCACCAGTGTTCTGTACTGAGTCTCTAGCAATACAACCAACACCTTCGATTACCTCCACTAAGGTTAAACTAGAAGTAGTCATACCTGCTTGGAAGTTGTTTCCATCACCATAAATAATAATGTTGTTTTTACAAAAGATAACTAAGAATCCGTTATGGGCACCTAAGGCAACAATCTCATCCATGCCCTGTGTAAGTACAGAAGATATATTAATGTTACCAGAAGTACCTCCTGACCATGCAGTACCATCAAGAACATCAGTAAAAGAAACTGTATTCTTATTAGTTGCTGTGTCAGCAGCCCATAAACGACCATAAGCTGCCAAGACTGTATGGGCACTTGGAGGAGTACCTGCCCTACCTGAGTGTGTTACTATTGATTGAAAAGTGTCTGCACCTCCATCATTAGTATACACAAGTGGTAAGTAACCACGTTGGAAGAAATAATGATGATTGTTCAATGTAGCAGTCTGCCAGTTACCAGCAGCTATAGTGTCACCAGTTGAGGGTGTTAGAGTTACTAAGTTAGTAAGTCCTTTGTAAAACTTGTTGACACTAAATGACAAAAGTGTATCAGCACCTACAACATCCTTAAAGTTAGATACGCCAGTAAGGTTTACACCATTGTTTCCATTGGCTGAACCATCCTTTTTTGTACTTAAAGTCTGCCAGCCCTTACGTGAGCCTAGTCGTCCATACTTATCTATAACGCAGTTGTCTGCTTGTAGTGCAAAACCTTCCTGTAACGTAACACCAGACTCTTGAGTGTTTAACCCGTAGAACGCTGGTGCTGAAATAGAGGAAGACATTAGTTGTTTAGCCATCTTTAGCAAGCCTCCCAGATCAGTTCCTCAGGGTGCTTGTTAGCATCTAGTGCAATAGCGTCAGATAGGTAAACAGAAGCAAGAGCCTTAGCTGATACTGCTGACATTCCTCCATCTTCACCACGTTCCTCTAGGGCCATAGCGTAAGCTAAAGCTTGTACTGGTAAAGTAGGTACACGTATTGTATCTGCATTATTTACAAGTTCCTGTGACCTCATAATGACGTTAAAATAGATTGTAAATACTCCACTAGGAATAGGATACAAGTCTACCTGTGTGTCGCCACCTACACTTACACCATTGAATACATAGTAATCAGGATTACCTTTAGCTGGTTCAGAGTTAAGAAATACGTTGTTAAACCAGTGTGGGTCTTTATATTTTAAAAATGAATTACCTGTAAGATTCACTACGTCAATTATAGATACATTGTTACCTGAGCCTGTAAGAACATAGTTGAATACACCATCTTGGGTAACTACTGTTAATGTCTGCCTAAGTACAGACCAATTCCATGCTGACTCAACAAACTCTTTAGCGTCATTAATAAATAAGCTAATTAGCTTTGAGTAGCTATTCTCGTTAACACTGTCAACTTCACGTTCCCGTAGCCTCACAAGTACGTTGTTTACCATTTCTTTATGTGTTTTCATGTGGCTTTACCATTTAGTTTTTCTACTGTTCTAAGCCCTGCTAGGCCAAGCATTGCTAACGTAAGTTCGAGCATTGCATCTAAGGGTAGATCAGGGCTACCTAGCTCTGGTGCAATCCATTGTAGGATAGGGTTAATAACAAATGCAAACAAGAAACCTAAGCCACATACCCACATGAGAAAGGGTCTAGCTCCAGCCACAAAAGTAGACCTGTGATTAGCCTGTACTTTCATAATCTCTGCTTGCATCATAGAGGGACGCATAGCTAACTTCTGCTTAAGTAGTTCGCCTTGTGCCCTTTCTTCATCTGATGTAAACACACTATCTATGATGTTACCAATGGCTTCTATAGGCTGTGCAACAGCACTACCACCTCCAAAGAGACTACTTAATATACCCATTAGAATGTTCCTTCTTGAAAGTAAAGCCAACAAGCAAACAACACTGCACTTGCAATCCACATAATCTTTTTAGTTACTGATTTACCTACGGCTAGGTAAAACCTTTCATAAGCTTTGTCTGCTGCTAATTCAGCTATTTCATTCTTCTCTTCTTTTGTCAAATCACTCACTAATAATATCCTTTCATGTAGACAGCTATTCCAAATAGTAATCCCAGTGCTATTATCATACAGATTCCTATATTAATAGCTAACGCAACATCGTTTTGTAGTTTGTTATTTCTTCTTATACGGGCGTTTACTTTTGCCTTCTCTTCTTCCTTTCGTTTCCTGTGCCACTCAGCCTCAAATTTTACAAAGTCGCTCCACCCACCAAGTCTGCTTTTCTTAAGGTGAAACTCAAGCTGAGAACGCTGAACTCGTTGCTGCTCTTCAAATTGATAGGCTTCTAGGGCTGTGCCACGACTGTTTGCATCTCCAGCCTTCTCTTTTACTTTCTGAGTTGCTGATAGGTAGTCATTCACTTGACCACCTACTTCGTAGAGTTGCTTGCCGTTCTTCAAGGCGGTGGAAAGCGTCTTCCAGATAGCGTTGGCTATGGCGATTTCTGCTAACATGTCCAAACCCTCTTTGTGTATTCTTGGGGGACTCCGTAAGGCTCCCTAGATGGTTGTACTACAAGGTACTCTGCATTTACTCTGTTTACTGATGGTTCAATTAAAAGCTCCTGCCCTAAAGGAGCTAGGGAAGGAGACACGTGTACAGGATATATTTCTAAAGGACTTGAGTTCATTATATACTCTGCATATTTTTAACACAAAAAGCTGTAGTAGTTTTACTAGCTTCTACCTTGACTACTGAATATCCTACCATCGGGCTAACCACAAGTTCGTAACCACCTATTGCACCTACACGTAATAATTCTAATCTACAATCATCAAAGGTGCTATAGCTGGACACCATCAAAGGAACTTGAGGCTGACCACTGGCTAACATTGTGGCTAACACGATAGCCCACATTAGTAGTTACTACGTATTTTCATTGCTGCTTTAGGTGGTGCTTTCTTTTTACCTGCTAGGTTTTTCTTACGCTTAACTTTTGGACGACCTACTTTAGTGCCATATGTTCCGTCACCTTGTGGCATAACTATTTACCTCTCTTCTTAACTGTTAGTTCACTTGCGTGAAACAAAGGTTTACTAGAGGGAGTATGTTTAGCTCCTGTCATAGCTTTACCTGCTGTTTTATGAATAGCACCTTTGTACTTAGTGCCGTTTTTTAAGTAATGATTTACTCCTTTCATAATTACGCTACCTTCTTCTTAGCGTTGATATTAGCGTACAGACTCAAGATCACCTCCTATTACTACCATTTCGTTTTATTAGCCCAGTATGCTGCTGAGGTTTTACCCTTAGCAATATTCTTGGCGTGTCGTGCTTTAAATGCTTTGTTTCTGGCTGTTCCATCAGGGCTACCTGTAGAACCTTTCTCACCAAAGCGTATCATACGATCTTTACCATCATCTTTAATCAAGACAACGTGTGACTTCTTACCCTTTGCACTGGCTTTAGGCTTGTTGTAGCCAGAGAATGTTTCGCCTCTGTAAGTTATGCTCATACTATTGCCGCCCTTGCTGTTGCTCTAGCTAAAGTTATTGCTGTTGGCACTGCCTCTGCTGTTTCTGCATGGCGTGTGATGTACCAATCTGTGGATGCTAGGTAGGCTTGGCTGCTTACGTTGAGTTCTGCTTGAGCAGTGGCTGCTATCTCTTCGTCTGTGTACTGTGGAGTAGGAGTGTTACCTTCTGCAATCCATTCTTGTACAAATACGTAATCAGCATTGTCTGTAGAGGGAGGGACAATCATAGTCCCATTAACTCTATAGCAACCACTTTCCATTTTTACTGTTTCTATATTCATATTTAAAACTCCGCAGACACAGCAATGTGGCACGCTGCTCCATTTAATTGCATAGTCCATGCAGACTGTTCAGTTACACCTCCAATGTTTGTCATATAGGCACTTATACTATGTAAACTCTGCACAGTGGCAGTCATACCTAAAGTGCTGTGGCTCTTATAGACGCTGTGATTTTTGGCGTGGTATCCACCTGACACACTGGCAACTATCAATGTGTACGCTGCACGTTTTTCTGCTTTAAAATCATAGAACCAATTTATTTGGTCAGACTTAACTCCGTGTCCTATTCCGAACATGTGGTCAACATCATAGCCACCATCAGCAATTATTTCATAATAGCGTTGGCAAGCAAGTAGGCTTTCAGCATAAGTGCGGTGTTCAAAGTCTGTGGCTACTGAACCATGTTCTACTTGAACAAAGGCCATTTCAAAATAATGACCATTAGCAATGGCTACGTTACCCGTACCTGCTGCTTGTATTCCTGCGTATAAATATATGTCTCCTGAGTTAGCAGCACAGGTAACTGTACCTTTTAATAACTCAAATGCACCACCGCCTGTATGTTGATTACTACTGGTTTGTATGTTAGCCCCATCTTGATGGATAATCAGTCTAGAACTTGCGTTGTTAGATTTTACCCATGCACTGAAAGTTATTGTTTGTGACACAAAAGGCTGAGTAGCTTCTATTCGCTGTACACTTTCTACACGCCCGTTGCTGCCAGCAGTTGCAGTAAGAAGCATTGTGTTTGTTACTTTTCCATCTACTGTTTGTGCTAGTTTGTGAGTTAATGTGCCAGAGATATTGTTGTGTTTGGACTTGAATCTATCTAAATGGTACACGGAAGATGTAGTCAATGCCGTAGCACTTGTATACGAACCTCGTTGTGATATTTGAAAATCGCCATTAATAATCCAGTTTTTATTAGCGCCATTAATACCCAACGCATCAATGTCAGCCTTGGTCTGGTCTGCTGTAGCACCAGCCTCCACTGCGCTGAGTAGAGATAAGTTTCTTGCCTTAGTCATTCTACTCTCCTATTCTGGGTTTGATGCAGCCACATTAGCAGCGTAAGCAGCTACCACAGCATCGGTATGCACTGCTGCACATATTAATTGCACCTCTGTAGACTCTGCTGAGTAGTCGTCACCTGCGTTTACAACGTGTCTGCTAAAGCTAGAAGATAGTTCAACATCATCTTCTAATACTTTAGTGCAAGTGCGAACTTGAACGTGCTTAAACTCGCTTACAACCTCAATTTTATCTTGTGTTACTTCTTTAGTTAATGCCATGTTATTTATTCCTGTCTGTGCCTACCTCTGGTAAGCGTATGGTTATGCTACGTGGTACGTTACTGTGCCGTATATCTGCACTCCTGCGGGCATAAAAGAAGATGGTGGTGGATATACTGAGGAACCTGCGCTGGCTGTTTTAATAATGAAATAACCCAAAGTTTGACCATAGTTAACGTAACTACTAAAATCAACATGATTTAAATTTGGAGTGCTATGATAACTAAAGCTACCTGTTGCCACTGTTCCTGCCTTTACAGTAAAAGGTAAATTAAAATGTGTATAAGAACCAGTAGCGTTAGAAAGCGTTCCTCCTATTCTAAAATTACAAGTGCAAACATCCCCAATTTTTGTATAGCGTCCTATATGGGCAGAATCAGTAGAAAAAGAACCAGCATTGGTGCTTCCTCTTAAAATTGGAATAAAAGTACCCTCTTCGTAATCATCTAATTTATTAGGTGTACTAGTTCCGCCTATAAAAGCACCACCGCCCAGATATATGTCTTTATACCGATAACTTGCAGCACCTAGATCGTTGGTATTATCAACTCTTGTTGAGCCACCGCTGGTTGGGTTTTGATTGGCGCCATTAAACATTATTCCGCTATCTTCACTGCCGAAATAAGTAGCTCCACCTAACGTACCAATCGTACCTACGTCAGAGCCATTTGATTTAAAATCAAGAATATCTCCATTCGCTGATGCAATGCTTATTGTAGCTTTTGCAGTAAAACTAGGACTAGCAATAGGAGCCTTGAGAGCAACCGCAGTGTTAGTAGCTTTAGCAGCCAACAAAGCATTAGCATCAGACTTAGTGTAATGATCTGCAACAGTGAAGGTCTTCAAGGACACAACAGTCACTTCATCATTCAAGGACAGTGCAACAGTGAAGGTGACGCTGTTACCATTGGTGGCTGTGAAGTCTGTGGTGTCTGTAAGTAAGATGCCGTTGACGTAGACTTCTACAAAGTTAGGTGTGTAGCTAAGACCTGTCTTTGCTGTCTGTCCTGCTGTAGCTAAGAAGGAGACTTTCTCTTGTGCCTTGAGACTTAGCTTTGCACTTCTGCCTAGATAGCTCATCCTGCAATCTCCGTAAGTGTTATTGATGAAGGCACAAATCCAATGTAATGGGCATTGTTATTGTGATAAACACGATTACAATATAAAGAATACGAACTGTGCGAAACGAAACCTTCTAATTTGTAAGTAACGGCAGAGGTAGTAGAGGGGGAATCTAATGTTTTTAACATTACTGATTCAAGTCCATATTCTGGAGTTAGCGTTCCATCACCTGCCATCTGCATAGAGACATTCTGTTGATTACCAGCACCCGATGTTCCAATATATATGGCTGTTGAACCTCTCTTTAGACGAATATTGCCGTGTCCTTTAACGTAGCCTTTATAATCTATATCAACAAGAATCTTTGAAGATGTAGATGTAGGAGTGATAGTGGCTGCAAATCCAGTTATATCCACATAACTTTGGCTAGTAGTAGAGAACGCATCGGTCTTATTAACACTAACAACTTGCAACACAGCACCCGTAGCTGCCTTGATGTTATCAATGCCAGTAGCACCTGTAATAGTAGTTGTCATAATCTACTCCTATTATGGCTT